TGATGGTTTCATAATGATATTGATATTGCTTGTGTAATAACCTAATAGTTCTTTGAGAGAACATAGATCATTTGTGTTCTTATGGAATACATCATGGTTACCTGGAATAATATCCATGGTCATACCAGCTTTTTTCATAGGTTCAAGAAAATGTCTACGATTAGCATTTAATGCTTTAAAGTTTACAAACTTTCGATGGTCATAATAATCACCGAGATGTATAATATGTTTTATATCGTTGTCTTTACAGAATGGAAAGAATATTTGAGAGTAGAATCTCTCTTGAAAGTCTATGAATATTTCTGAACTATTCCTTACACCGCAATGTGTATCATTTAATAATGCTATCTTCATTTAAATGGATCTCCTTTAAACCAAATAACTAAACTATATCTTGTACCTTTTGTAACTGGATCTACCTTATGCCATATATGAGATGGAAATACATTTATGGAACCTTTAGGTCTTCCCTTTTTATTTATGACAGGATTTGTTTCACCATATTTTATTTCAGGATCAAAGTACATATCACCGCCTTCAAAATTATCATTTAGATTAATTGTAGCACTTAGCTTTCTTATTTTACCATCTTTAAATGGCTCAGCAAAAGAATCCCTATGCCAGTCATAATAACCACCTTCTTTATATTCAGTAAATTGAATTGCTATAACTGGTTCCCAATCTAAATTCCAACCTGCTCTTTTATTAGCTTCATCAATATATGGATGTATTAAATCCATAATCCATGGATCATATAACCATACAACATCTGATTTTCTATTTTGACTTATGTTACCAGTACTAGTCATCCCTTGGCTTTTCTCCTGGGATAATCCTATTTCTATTATATGGTCACATATTTTTGGATCTATTGCTTCTGGAAATGACCAAACAAAATTTTTAAATCTCATTTAGATTACCCTATGTTTTGGTTTCCATCCTAATTCTGTTAATTCTTTAATGTTTGCGCATGTCTTTACTCGTTCTGTTGTTGGATTCTCTGCTCTTATTTCAGGTGATCTGTATGGCATTAATTTTGCAGCTACCTCTTTTAAATTGATTGATTCACCTGTTCCAATATCAACACATTTACCCACCATTATATCATAGTTTTCCATCAATGTACATATAGCAGAACACAAATCTTCTATATGAGTCCAATCTCTTTCATGGTATCCATTTATATATTGAACTGTTCCTGGGTTTTCTGTCATTCTATGATACATCATATCTGTTCTGCCCGGATAAACTGTATGAGGTCTAAAACCTACAAAATCTTTTCCATCCACTTCATTAATCTTTTTAGTTGTAGCATATGGATTAGTCCACCATTCATGAGCATTTGAACTTGAAGCATACATACATTTTATATTACGTCTCCTACAAAATTCAAATACAGTTCTTGTACCAATTACATTTGTTTCAAAATATTCATCAGGCCAATCTAAAGATCTACGAACTCCGGTTAATGCAGCAAGATGAATAACCATATCAAATTTGCCAGTAATATAGTCAAACTCAGTAATTTCATCAGTAAAACCAAATACTTTATGTCCTTCATTTTCTAAGTACGTACTTAAATGTTTTCCTATATAACCACGCGATCCAGTTATTATTATATCCATCTTTTATCTTCCTTTATATCTTGATTAATTTTACGTGCCTTCTCTAATAAGGTAAGTTTGCCTTGTCCAGATTTTACAAAGGCACTTGTATCTTTTGGAAAGCACATACCACCAAATCCATGTTTTCCATCTGGTCCAGGAACCATCATATGACTTTTACCAATGCGCTCATCCATAGATACTAACTGTGTTAATTCATAAAATCCATCTTGTCCAAACATAGATTTAAGTTCATTAAAGAATATCACTTTTGTGGCAAGAAATGAATTGATTGTGTATTTGGCATAAGCCGCTGTTCTTATATCAGTAAATTTTATATGATTTATTTTTATGCCAGCATCTTGAAATACTGTACACCAAAATAAGCATTGGCCTCCACCAAAGATAGCAAATTTCTGGTTTAGAAATTCTTCTTGTGAATCTGCTTCTGTTAAAAACTCTGGATTTGTTGTAAGAAATCTATCTTCTTTTAATAATTCAACAAGCTCAACAGATATAGTTGACTTAATAAGAATAGGAACCTTTGGTGCATGCTTACGAATCTCATGGTGATATTGTTCTACTAACATATCATCACATTCACCTATTGGTCCTTGCGGTGTAGGTAAACATATAATAATACCATCATAAAGATGGTAATGTGGATATATGTAATCTTTTTGAACTAATTCATAACCAGCCGGAGGATCTAATATTTCTACAGAATATTTTTGTGATATACCTGCAAATACAGCTTTACCTACTACACCATATCCTATGATTAGAAATTTCTTATTCATCCATAACCTTTTCTAATCCTTTCTTTTTCTTTTCCTTTTCTTCCTTAGCAAACTCTTTTACTTGCTTGTCCACTTCTTGGATCTTAGATATTTTCTCACGAAGTGTGTCAAGGAATGATTGGTCGATTGGACTATTCATATCAATAGAAGATGCAAACTCTTCAATGTTTGCTTGCTCCATAAATTTAAATTTAATATCAGCTTGTTTCTTTTCTTTTACAATACGTCTTATAAAAGCAAAGTAAGCTATTTGTGTAAAGTATGAGAATGCATTAGGCTTACCAGTTCTTGTGCTAGCATCTATTCTATAATTGTATATTGCTTTCAAACAATTCTCAACACCATCCATTACCATCTCATCTCGATATGTGTATCGTACAAAGTTTGGTTTATGAGATAGACCTTCACAGATCTTCATAAAACACATTGCAATATAATCTGGAACAACAGGATTTTTATCTCCTCGTTTCTTAGCAGCATTTGCTTCAGTTACATAGTCAACTACAGCATATGAAAATTGCCGGTTATTTACATAATGGGGTTTATCTCTAGGTTTAATTTTTTCAGTCATAATATCTCCATGTGTATAAGCATTATATCACATAATGCCTAAATGTACATACTTAAATACTAAAAGATGATCCACAACCGCATGTTGTTTTTGCGTTAGGATTACTTATTTGGAATCTTGCTCCTGTTAAATCTTGAACATAATCGATCGTTATACCTTGTAAATATTGATAGCTCATAGGATCAATACGAACTTGCACATCATTTTTTTCAATAATAAAATCACCATCTATAGATGCCTCATCTAATTTAAAACCATAGTTAAAGCCTGAACATCCACCGCCAGAAATATAAACACGAAGACTTTCGTCTCCTGTAATCATTTCGGATACTTTACTTGTAGCTTTATCAGTTATTTGCATATTTATTTTCACAAAAGTATGTACTTTCCCTATTTTCGTGATATAATAAGAACAGGTGTTCTGCGGGGGGACAGTATATAATTAATGGGTGGTGGCGTTTCCCTTCATGAGTTTAGTTTGTTCTATTAACAAATCTTTATCATGTTGGATTTCGTCTAAAACAATCTTCATATAATGAGCTTTAATATCATCTTGAAGATCGGTTGTTAACAATATATTAAATGATTCTAATACATGTAACGATCCCATAGCAAATGGTAACCAAGGTGTTAAAACAAAATGGTTGTCCGGTTCTGTAATTACTTTCATAGGTTCTTCAATATGAATTAATGAACCACCTGATTCGTCATCAATAGTATGAGTATAAGCAATGATGTTCTCACCATTAACTAATTTATACATTTTAACTGGTAAATCTTCGATTTTTTCTGGGAATTTTTTGTCCATGTATATATTTATAATAATTTCACCTCGTGGATCTTAAATTTGAATCTTTCTTTACTGTATATTTTAACTCTTTCACCGCTATGATTTAAGGTATAATTCTTATTAGATTTCCAATGTAGGTCATCAGCTAAGTCATATATCTTTGTATCTAATGTACTCTTTCTTAATCCTCTACCAATACTCTGCAATACCCTAATCTGACTCTTACTTGGACTTGCAAATATAATATTGTGTAGGTTAACTATATTTATTCCTGTAGAGAATGTACCATATGAACAAACTAATATAGCATCTTTCTCTACCTCGGTTATAGCTCTAATTTCTTCGCGCGTATCAGCAGGGGTCTTACCGGATACATAAAATACTTTTCTATTTTTTGCGTGTTCATTAATTAATCTAAATAGAGGTTCGCCATGTTTCTCTACGTATTGAAATAATATTAATGTATTACCCCACTGATCTAATGCTAAATTCTTTATAAAGTTATTTCTTTTCTGACTTGTAACAATCCAATCTACCTCATCCTGGTATTTCATACCATTCACTAATTTACAGTGCTCTTCAGGATATTTAAGTAATAATATGTCAATCGATATATTAGCTAGATCACCACGATCAATGAGTTCTTTACTTGTTGTGATATTCTTATGTGGTCCAAACAAACCTTCGAGGACAAGCTTATGTGTTTGTGTACCATCTAATGTACCTGTTAAGCCAAATCTATATCTTGCTTCTGTACATTTAGTAAGGATACTTGTAAGTGATTTAGCTTTAAAGTTATGTGCTTCATCACCAATCACCATACCAAACTGCTGGAAATATCCTTTTTGCATTTTGTATATGGATTGCCAAGTAGACACATATATTCTTTTTGTCTTATGGCCTTTATCTAAACCTGCCATAATCTCATGACATTCATTTGCATCAAATGTAGGATCATCTTTTGAATAGTTAGCAAAGTCTCCCACCATTTGTTTAACAAGTGATGTAGTAGGTACAACAAGTAATACTTTATCATCATTGTTTGCTAAGAAATATCTCATAAGCAAATAGATGATATATGATTTACCTGAAGCGGTAGGAGATACTAATAATCCTCGCCTTTTCTTTAAGCCATGCTTTACTGCTTCTAATTGGTAATCTCTTGGTTCGAATGGTAGCTTTAGATCTTTTAACCATGACATGTCATCATCTGAATCTACATTCGGTAGAATATAGTCATTATCAAAACGATCTAATACTGATGTGAATTTATATCCTCGCTCTTTACAGAATGCTTCTATATATCCACATAGTCCTGCATAGATTGATTGGTCACGTAAGTTGAGGAGTCTTACTTTGCCATCCCATAGCTTATTACGAAACTGTGGCATAAACTTATATCCAGGAACAAAGAATGTAAAATATTCTGCTAATTCCTGTATAACACCTTTATCGTCACAATCAACATAGATAAAAGCGTTATCTTTTACTTTAACTACTATTTCTTCCATTTGCTTCGGCCGCCAATTTATGTGCATACTCTAATGCGGTCATTCCATCTGGATAGACTACGTCTAACGGTGCAGACTTTAATTTCTCTTCAGTCTCTTTAATTAACTTTTCAAACTTAGATTTCTCAGCACATGGCTTTAAATCTTTGTTAATATTAGTATAGTGCATGAGCAATAGCTCAAGCGTCTTGCGGCTAAACTCCTGCTTCAAAACTTCTCCATTTAATAATGTTACCAATGTTCTGATGTCTCCAACGTATGGTAGACATTATCTCTTCTAAAGTTTCAATAAGAACT